TGGTAAAAAATTATGCCAAATAGCATATTAATCATAATTTTTATTTATCTTTGTATTGTTCGGCGATTAAAAGAGAAATAGTCTCTGATTTATTTAACATTCATTTATCGTAACTTAGATAAAAATTAAACCTGACACGTTATGAAGAAGTATGCTCTTTTATTAATCGCAGGTATTTTTGTAAGCTGTAAAAAAGAGTCGTCGACCGTTACCACTTTTGCAGGCAAATGGAAATTGTTGTCTGCGGTAGGCGGCTTTGCCGGCAAACGCATAACTCCTAGCCGAGACACGGTTATTATATTGTCACTCAACAATGATAAGAGCTATCAAAGTACGCTGAATGGTCAGATTACAAAGACCGGAAATTATGAGATATCTGTAAAAACAAGCTCTGCCTTTAATACGAGTGGACAAGCGATCACTTATGACAATGTCAACTGGCAATTTATAAATATTAAAAATGACACGCTGTTTTTAGATGATCCTTATCCTGATGGCTATGGTTCTGCTTACATTAAGGTAAAATAAATACAGAGAAGACTTGCCGATTATTTACGCAGCAGGTTAAAAGTACCGCTCACCACATGCTCGCTCCCATCATCGTCTTTTTTAGACATGAGGGTAGTAAATGTCCCTTTGGTTAACACACTATCTTGCATGTACTTATTGAGGTGAATAGCGTTTGAGAGATTATTTCCTGCGTTTTTTGAAAGCGCCAGTTGTTTAATGTGTTTTCCGTCGACATTAAACAACAGCTGGCCACCAGCTATCACATTATCCAGTTCAGGCCCGGCAAAGCCCGGCGAACTGATTCCGAAACTTACAGTATGTGCCTTATTAATGGCAGTTAAGCCAAAGTATTTATTACTGTCGATATTAACGTTGATGAAAGCTATCGAGTCTTTGGCAGCATCGAAAGTATAGGTCGAATCGTCGACCGTGATGCTGAGCGTACCTTTTCTTGCAAAGAAATTGCCTGAGTTGTCGCTGGTATCCGGCTTAACCAATGGTTTAACTAAAGCTCCATCTGCAGGCTGCTCATCTTTCTGGCAGGATACAATCACTGCCGAAAAGAAAATAGCGACTAACAGAGCTCTAAAAAACTTCATAAAAGCCTTATTGTAAGTTTATACGAAGATAAGGGACAATTAGTTGTTTCTGAACGGCATTTAACAAATTTTAACGTTAAAACTGTGCCAATAGCAGTCAAAACTGCATTATTTAAAAAGTTTCACAGGGGCATGTCAAACACCCGCTTAAAACCCAACCTGAGTCATGGCCAAAACAAAGCATAAATTCAACAACCGTGAGTCATTAAACAGACTCATTGACGAGTATTTTGAACGTTCCAAAAACAATACAGACAAAAATGCCGACCCGATTACCATTACAGGCTTGGCGCTTTATTTAGGCTTTGCCAGTAAAGAAGTATTTGATGAGTATGAGCAAATGGACAGATACAAAGATAGCCTGTCGCGCGGCCGTTTCAGGGTGATGGCATTCTATGAAAGCCGGTTGCACTACCCTGCGCCAACCGGGGCCATGTTTGCCTTAAAAAGCATGGGTTGGGGCGATAAGGTGAAAGCCAAAAAAGCAGGCAACAAGGCCAAATCGCTCACGGTTAAAGTGATCGAAGCCGGTCCTCAACCTGCGTCTACCGAAAAAGATGTGGCGCTTTAATAAGTCGCTCAAAAAAAAACTAAAATTATGATTGCTAATGATTATGAAGCGTCTGTATTGTTCAGGCGCAACTATTTCTCAAAGGCTCATGTGGTCATTAACCAGGGCGGCACCAGCTCGGGTAAAACCTATGCTATTGAGCAGGTTTTGTTTTGCCTGGCAGCCGAGAATGAGAAGCAGGTTATTACCGTTGTTGGTCAGGACATACCCAACCTTAAAGCCGGCGCCCTGCGCGATGCTTTGAGCCTGTACAACGGGTCTGAGCAATTAAAAAGCCTGGTCAGAAATTTCAATAAGACCGACCGTATTTTTGAGTTTTATAATGATTCTATCATTGAGTTCAAGAGCTACGCCAATGCGCAGGACGCCAAGTCGGGCAAGCGCGATTATTTGTTTATCAATGAAGCCAATGGTATTGAATGGAACATCTTCACCGAATTGGCGCTGCGAACACGGAATCGCATATTTATCGACTACAACCCCAATGCTGAATTTTGGGTTCATGACCAACTAATTGGCAAGCCCGGCGTAGAGCTGATTATATCCGACTATCGGCACAACCCATTCCTTGACCCGGCCATGGGCGATAAGATTGAAAGCATCAAAGAAACCGATACCGAACTGTGGAAAGTTTACGCTCGTGGCCTTACCGGCCGTATAAGCGGACTAATTTTCACCAATTGGTTTGTAGTTGATGATATCCCTGCCGATGGCAAACTCATTGGCGCGGGGCTGGACTTTGGTTTCAGTAATGACCAAACAGGCTGCTTGCAGGTTTACCTGCAAAATGGTGAGTTATGGATTGACGAGCTTTTTTATGATACCGAGTTAACCAATAAAGATATCTCCGCCAAATTATCCGCCAACGGGGTAAACAAAAATACGGAGATCATTGCTGACAGTGCCGAGCCTAAGTCCATCGAAGAATTGCGGAGAATGGGCTGGCTTGTATCGCCGGCGAAGAAGGGTGCCGACAGTGTCAATAACTCAATAGACATTTTAAAACGCTATAAACTAAACATCACGCGGCGTAGCATTAACCTGCGCAAGGAATTGGGGCGGTATAAATGGAAGGTCGATCGCTCAGGTAAACCATTGAATGAACCAGTCGACACCTGGAACCATTTGATTGATCCATTGCGGTATGTGGCGCTTAATAAATTGAAAACCAAATCGGCATCTACACGTAAATCAAGAATGCCTTACAAAGAAACTTTTACAGCCAGCAACCTTACAGATTTATTTAAAACATGATTGAAAGAACCGTAAAAACCTTAACCGGCCAGCTTAGTATTAAAATACCATCAGCTTTAACCGAGTTAAAACTGGGGCAGCTGATGCAAATGCAGGCCATTGAACAATTGAGCGACCTGGATGCCATCAGTATACTATCAGGCACACCTGTGGCTGATTTAAAAAATGTAGTTCATTTTATTGAGTTTGATGTGTTTGGCGATGCGATATTATCGCTGTCTAGCCAAATCAAATATCTGTACAATGCCGAGGCCATTCCTGACAAGATAACTTTTGATATCGACAGCAAAAAGGTAAGCGTCAAAGTAAACCGTAACTTGTCCATCGAGCCAGCCGGCGCATTCATGGCTTCGCGTGATATAATTGCCGAAGAGATCAGCAATCACATCAAACAACACGGCGACGAAGATTGGCAGGCAACCTTTAATCCCTCATTAAAAGCCTGTTGCCAGGTATTGGCCCAGTACTTTTACTGCCGGGCTACCGGCAGTCGGTACGACGAATATAAGGCCGAAGAATTTGCCGAAACCATTAAAACGCTTGGGGTAACGGAGGCTCTGCCCATTGCCCGATATTTTTTTATGAGCTTTCTGGGCTTATCGAGACCGAAAACCGGCTTCTGGCAGCGCCTGCGACAGCCCTGGAGAAAAAAGCCGGAATACAGGCTTTCGAGAAGTTTAAATATATCAATACCATAAACTCATTAGCCGGCGGCGATATTACCAAATGGACCGAAGTGCTGAACATGCCTTACGACAGGGTGCTCACCAAGCTCCTGCTCAATAAAACTGAAGCCGAGTATCAGCGCAAATATTCAGAGCTGCTGCAAGCCCAGCGATAATATAAAACTTCAGTTGTCATCCTGGCGGTAGCGAAGGATCTTATAAAAGCGATTAACAAGACGTATAAGATTCTTCGCTATCGCCAGAATTACAAATCTTCCGAACACTATAATCACTAACCAACAAACCCATGCCTATACGCAATCAAATAGAAGCCGTGGTGCAAACCTTAACCGGCAGCCCCGCATTTATATACGGAACCGCCAACGAGCTTAATTTATTAGCAGACGATGCCGCTTTTCCGTGTGTATTTCTTTATCCTCCGCAAAATATTAACCTGTCGCCGCAAATTAATGGCTCGGTGGATAATACTTTTAGTATCTCGCTTGATTTTTTATTTAAAACTGATTTCGATCAATATACTGCCGATAACGAAAGCTTTGTAAGTCAGGCGCTTTTTATGGCTAACCAGTTTATTGCGAAGGCTTCAACTTATCGGCAGGGGGATGGCCGTTACTTCAGGATAAAAGCGGGCGACAAAGCCAAATGTATCCCGGTTTACAACAAATTCGACGTCAATACAACGGGCGTGAGCCTAACCATTACGCTGGCTACAATGTATTTTGACGGCTTACAGTAATCCTTTTTAAATCATTAATTAAATTCAACATGGGATTAAATTGCTATATCAGGCCTCTTGAGAAAGAGTACACTACAGACGGGGCCTACAAGATAACCACCGCCAAAGTTTACGCGTTTATAGTCGACGATTTTGATCAGCCGACGGACGGCAATGGCGCTACCATTAATTACTTTATCAGCGAAAACCACGCCATTACAGACACCGGCCAAGCCATTGCCATGGGGCAACAAGTTTTGCTGTTTGATGGTGTTGTAGAACGCGATCTGGATAACGGCGACGGCACATTTACGATTGAATACACCAAAACATTTGGGCTGGACAGCATCGTCCCGGCGCAAAGCCCGGCACCTCCGGTAAACAACTGCGACCTGTTGATCAACAGCATCAGTGTGGATAGCCCTGAGTCTGCACCCGGTGCAATGGATGGACAAATAAGTGTACACGCTTCGTCGAGCTATTTGCCGCTGCAGTATAGCTTGGACGGCGTTCATTTTCAATCGTCCAATATATTTACGGGATTGAGTGGCGGATTAAAAACCGTCACCGTTCAGGATGCCAATTCTTTTGGTTGTGTTGAATCGCAAGCGGTTACTGTGCCGGTATTGAATGGCCTGCTCATCAAAGATCCGTCAGTCAACATCAACGGCAATATAAGCCGATGGAATGCCGCCTTCAACCCCATTGTGTTTACCTACCAACGCCGGGATTTTGGAGTAATTAGTGTCGCCTCCGATATAACTTACGGCAAGCCGCGTGTAACCGTAAGCGCCAACTTAAGCGGCTTGGTAATCGGCGATCAGATTTATATCAATGCCGGCCCTTATCAGGGTGTATTTAGCACGGTTGCTGTTTCACAGAATTCGTTCGTCATCGATACACCTTTTACAGATGGTATTTCAACTGGTTTTGTCAATATCAATAAGCTAAGGCCGTATTACCGATTGCTCACTAACATTACTTACCAGGATGTCAAAACAGGCACAACACAAACCATTACCTCAACCAACCGGCCTGATAACACGGGGCTCATCAGGGCAGACCTGTCAAACTTTTTGCAATCGTTATTGATTGCAAAAGATGACAGCGGCTACACCCAAGCCAATTTTAAAGATAGCAACCTGAGCGCCTCTTATCAAATTAGCTATGCCGAACAATGGGATGACCCGAAGGCTACAACTGTTGATGCGCCGCCTATTACATCAAACACCATAAGCCTCACAGAACCCTATTATGTTGTTTATGCTGCCAAACAATTGGGAGAGCGTTACGGTGGTAATCTGGCGGCTTATGTGCCTTTTGTTGACGGACAGCCGCCTGCAAAGTGGGTCACTGATTTTGTTGAACCGGCTTATTCAAACGGGTATCCGTTCGATATCGGTTTTATTTATGGCGACAGCATCGTCGGTCAAAACATCTATTGCGAGCTCACCATGCTTGACATCAACAGAAACCCATTGTCCGGCGCATCGCAAGATATCAGTTTATTGAATGAGGATGGCTCATGGTTACTTAACCAGGACGGCAGTAAGCTATT